CTCCTCGTTCCGATCTGCAAGCTCCGAGTCGTGATCGAGGCCGAGGGGATCCCGTCGGCGAACGCCCTGAAAGAGTATCGGATGCTCGTCGCGAGCTTCGGCGGCACGCCGACGTCCCGATCGAAGGTCGACCAGCCCGGCGGCGGTGACGACGACGAGGCGGATCCGTTCGCCAAGTTCGACGGGCGCCCGAATTGAGCTCGGCCCCGACATACGCCGCGCGGGCCGAGCGTTATGCGAGGGGGGTGATCAGTGGCGCGATCCCGGCGTGCCGATACGTCGTGCAGGCGGCCGAGCGACAGCTTGCGGATCTGGCGGATCCGCCGGCGGACTACCGTTTCGACGAAGAGCTCGCGACGCGCGTTTGCCAATTTGTCGAGCTCTGCCCGCACATAAAGGGGCCGCTCGCCTCGCGCGGTGAGCTTATCAGGCTCGAGGATTGGCAGATCTTCATCCTGACGACCGTTTTCGGGTGGGTGGACCGCGACGGCAATCGGCGATTCCGCCGGGTTTATATCGAGGTGCCGCGGGGCAACGGCAAATCGGCGCTTTCCTCGCCCGTCGGGCTCTACATGCTCGCACTCGACGGCGAGGCGGGCGCCGAGGTCTACAGCGCGGCGACGACTCGGGATCAGGCGCGGATCGTGTTTCGAGACGCTCAGGCGATGGCGCGGAAGATGCCGCGCTTTCGATCGCGATTCGGCGTCACGATCCCGGCGCAAGCGATCGTGCAAGAGAGCTCGCACTCGAGCTTCAAGGCGCTATCGGCCGAGGGCCACACCCTCGACGGCCTTAACATTCACCTCGCGATTATCGACGAGCTCCACGCGCACCGGACGCGGGAGGTTTATGACGTTCTCGAGACGGGCCTCGGCAAGCGGCCGCAATCGCTCCTCTGGATGATCACCACGGCCGGCGCGAACAAGCACGGCGTCTGCTATGAGGTGCGCGATTACGCGCTGAAGGTGCTCGCCGGCACGGCGACAGACTCGGCCGCGGAGGCCACCTTCGCGATCGTCTACACGATCGACGAGGGCGACGACGTTTTCGACGAGGCGACGCTCCGCAAGGCGAATCCGAATTGGGGCGTGTCGGTCGATCCGGCGATCGTCATGCAGACGGCGAGCAAGGCTCAGCAGGTAGCGACGGCGCGATCGAATTACCTCACGAAGCACCTTAACGTCTGGGTGGATGCAAATTCGGCGCTTTTCGACACGGAACACTGGCGGGCTTGCGAAGATATCTCGCTCGACGAGGCCGATTTCGCCGGCGACGAGTGTGTGATCGGGCTCGATCTCGCGTCGAAAATAGACATTGCAGCGAAAGTGAAGCTATACGAGCGCAAGGTCGACGGCGTGTCGCATTACTACGTCTTCCCGCGGTTTTTCCTGCCCCGCGTGGCGATCGAGGAAGATCGGCATCCAATGTTTCGGGGCTGGGAAATGCAGGGCGACCTAGAGGCGACGCCGGGTGAAACGACCGATTTCGCCGCGATTGAAGACGAGATTCGGATCGAGGCGCCGGGCTCGAACGTGCGCGCCGTGGTGGCGGATCCGTGGCAGGCGGCTTACCTTCTCTCGAACCTTCAGCGCGACAGCTTTCCGGCCGAGGAGTATCGGCAGACGGTGGCAAACATGAGTGAGGCGACGAAAACACTCGACGCCTTAATGAGAGAGCGTCGGATCCATCACCCGGGAAATGCGGTTATGAATTGGATGATTGGCAACGTCGTCGGGCACTATGATGCGAAAGAGAACGTGTTTCCGCGCAAGGAGCTCCCGGCGAACAAGATCGACGGCGCGATCGCGCTGATCATGGCTCTGGGGTGGATGATCCGCACCGACGAAGAGCCGGCGAGCTTTTGGGAGGCGTAGCAATGGGGCTGATTTCTCGACTCTTCGGTGGGGAGAGCAAGGCGGCACCGAGGGTGATCTCGACGAGTCAGGAGCTCGCCGCCGAGATCTTCAACGGCCGCCCATCGCGCGCCGGCGTGCACGTATCGTCGGAGCTGGCGCTCGAGGTCGCGACAGTGCTCGCGTGTGTGCGGGTGATCGCGAACGGTGTCGCGCAGGTTCCATTTCGGCTTTATCAGGAGGACGACGAGCTAGGGACGAAGACGGTCGCGAAGGATCATCCGCTCAATCTCGCCATTCACCGAAAGCCGAACCCGTGGCAGACCGCTTTCCAGTTTCGCGAAATGATGGTGCTGAGGGTGGCGCTCGAGGGCAACTTTTTCGCCTTCGCGAACCGCTATGACGGCCGCGTCGCGGAGCTGATCCCGCTCCCGGGGCGCGTGCACGTCGAACACCTCGAGGGCGGCGAACCGCGCTATTGGGTGAGCGGGAAGACCGGGCGGCAGGCGTTCCCGGCGGAGGCGATTTGGCATGTCTCCGGGCCGTCGTGGGACGGGGTGCGCGGCATGGAGACGGTGAAGCTCGCACGGGACGCGATCGGCCTGACGCGCGCCCTCGAGGATCAGCAAGCCGATTTCCAGCGTAACGGCGCAAAGACGTCGGGCCTCCTGTCGGTGCAATCGAAGCTATCGCCGGAGAAATATCAGCTCTTGCGGGGCTTCCTTGACAAAGAGTTCGCTGCCGATGGGCAGTATCGGGCGATGATTCTCGACGATGGTGCGAAATTCACGCCCTACCAAATGACCGGAGTCGATCAGCAACTGATCGAGACGCGGAAGCACCAAGTCGAAGAGATCTGCCGGGCCTTCGGCGTGATGCCGATTATGATCGGTCACAGCGACAAGGCGAGCACCTATGCTTCATCGGAGCAAATGTTTCTCGCGCATGTCGTTCACACGCTGGATCCGTGGTATCAGCGAATCGAGCAATCGGCCGACGTCCAGCTTTTGAGCGATGCCGATCTCCGGGCAGGTTTTTACACGAAATTCTCACCGACGGCGCTCTTGCGCGGCGCTGCGAAGGATCGCGCCGAGTTCTACACGGCCGCTCTGGGCACGACGCAGCAACCCGGGTGGATGACTCGCAATGAGGTGCGCAGGCTCGAGGAGCTCAACCCGGTGGCCGGCGGCGACGAGTTTCCGGCGCTGATCAGCGAGAGCGAGGCGCGGGATCCGGGGCAAGGCGAGGGGGAAGAGAATGACGGGGATGGGTGAGCGGCTCGAGGTCAAGTTCGACGCCGACGACATTACCGAAAAGGGCGAATTTACCGGCTATGGCGCGGTGACGGGGAACGTCGATTCCTATGGCGACATGATCGCCCGCGGCGCGTTCAAGGAAACGCTCCGCGAGTGGGAGACGGGCGGCAAGCTCCCGCCGATGCTCTTGCAGCACGGAATGGGGCTCGACAACGAGGCGGGCCTCCCCGTCGGTCGCTGGCTCGAAATGGAAGAGGACGATCGCGGCCTCTGGGTGAAAGGCCGGCTGATCAACCTTGACACGGAGCGCGGGAAAGGCGTTTACGGCGCGATCCGCGAAGGCGTGCTCGACGGGCTTTCGATCGGCTATCGGGCAAAAGAGTTCGTCAACCGCACGCGGCCCGACGAGCCGCGCCGCACGCTCAAATCGGTCGCGCTGCGAGAGGTGTCGCTCGTCACCTTCCCGGCGAATGTCGACGCGCGCGTCGCGGCGGTAAAGTCGGAAGCGGCGATCGAGACGATCAGGGATTTCGAGACATTCCTCCGTCACACGGGGGGATTCAGCCATGCGGCCGCGAAGAGCATCGCGGCGCACGGCTACAAGCCGGCCGATCTTCGGGATGAAGCGGAAGGCAAGGGCGCGGATCCTCGCGACGAGGGCGCGGCCGAGCTGGCGGAAATTCTCCGTCGCAACGCAGCCATCCTGAAAGGGGAATGACATGTCTGACGAGATCAAGGAGCTGATCGAGGCGCAGGGCCGCGCCTTCGAAGAGTTCAAGGAGAAGCACCTCGAGAGCGTGCGCGAGGAGGTCAAGAAGGGCACCTCCGACGTCGTGCGGCGCGAGGAGGTCGACCGGATCAACGACTCGATCACCGGGCTCCGCGAGGAGCTGAAGAGCGCCACGCTCGCCGCCCAGCGCAAGGGCGTCTCGGCCGGCGGCGGCGAACACGACGAGGCGAAGGCCGAGCATCGCGACGCCTTCAAGAGCTTCATCCGCAAGGGCACCGAAGACGGGCTCGAGGAGCTCGAGGCGAAGGCGCTCAACATCACCACGAGCGCCGATGGCGGCTACGCCGTGCCCGAAGAGCTCGATCGGAACATCCTCGAGCTCGTTCAGGAGGTTTCGCCGATGCGCGCCGTCGCGAGCGTGGTGATGGTGGGGTCGGAGAATTACCGCCGGATCGTGTCGCTTCACGGCGCCGCGTCGGGCTGGGTCGGCGAAACGGCCTCTCGGCCGGAGACGACTTCGCCGTCGTTCGCCGAGCTGGCGCCGTTCATGGGCGAGGTCTACGCCATGCCGGCGGCGACGCAGCGCATGATCGACGACGCCTTTTTCGACGTCGAGGGCTGGCTCGGCGGCGAGCTGGCGGTGGAGTTCGCGCAGGCCGAGGCGGGTGCCTTCATTTCGGGGGATGGCACGAACAAGCCCAAGGGCTTCCTGAGCTACACGATCAACACGTCGACCGACGGCGCGCGCACCTTCGGCGATCTCGAGGCCAAGTCGACCGGCGTCGCCGCCGGCTTCAAGGCGACGAGCTCGACGACCAACGCGGCGCAGGACTTCATCGACCTGATTCATTCCATGAAGAGCCCGCTTCGCGCCGGCGCCTCGTGGATGATGAACACGCTCACGGAGGCGAAGATCCGCAAGATCACGGATCTGGATGGCAACTTCATCTGGCGGCCGTCGATCGAGGCCGGCGCCCCGGCGTCGCTTCTGGGGTACCCCGTTCAAGACGCGGTGGACATGCCCGACGTCGCGACCAACACCTTCCCCGTCGCGTTCGGCAACTGGGGCCGCGGCTATACGATCGTCGATCGCATGGGCACGCGCGTTCTGCGGGATCCCTACACCGCCAAGCCGAAGGTGCTCTTCTACGCGACGAAGCGGGTCGGCGGCATGGTGGCCGACAGTGAGGCGATCAAGCTCCTCGCGACACGCACGACGGCGATCTGAGCCTCGTGACGCTACGGCGGCGGGCCGTATGCCGGCCCTCCGCAATCCTCTCTGAAAGAAGGCCCGCACCTATGGAAGAGCAAAGCGATATGCAGCCTGTCGAGGTCAACCTCGAGGGCATGCGCCTTCTGATCGCCACGCACACGCACGGCACGGTGACTCCAGCTTACGCGCACTCGATCTGGCGCCTCGGCGTCGAGCTTGCGATGCTCGGCGTCCCTCACGACTTTATCGCCTATGAGGATTCGCTCGTCGATCGGGGTCGGGATCGCGCCGCCGCGACGGTGCTCGAGAATCCCGAGATCACGCACCTCCTGTTCATCGACGCCGATATCGAATTTCAGCCCGACGACGCGATCAAGCTCATGGCGGCCGACAAGGCCCTCGTCGTCGGAGGCTACCGAAAGAAGAACGATCGCGACGAGTTCGCGATCTCGTTTCTCGAGGGCGCCGACAAGGCGCTCGAGGTCGACGAGAAGGCCCGCGCCGTGAAGATCGCCCGGGCCGGCACGGGCTTCATGCTGATCAAGCGCGAGGTTTTCGAGCGGCTCGCCGACGCGCGCCCCGATCTCGCATATGTCGATCAGGTCGCCGGCGGCGAAAAGCGGGTGATGCGGGCCTTCTTCGAGCACGTCGTGCGAGGCGGCCGGAGGTGGTCGGAGGATTTCACCTTCTGCGAGCGGTGGCGCGAGATCGGCGGCGACGTCTGGATCGTGCCCGAGATCAATCTCGGGCATTGGGGCCCGGCAGTCTGGCGCGGCGCGGTGATCGACCAGCTTCTTCCGGCTGACGAGGAGGGCAGGGCGGCATGATCGACTATTTCTTTGGGCGGGGGGCGTGGCCGACGGTGGAGACGTCGCGGCCCGAGCTCGTGACGGCTCCGGCAGAGCTTCCCGTCTCTCTGGGGGAGGTGAAGCGAGACGCGCGGGCCGTGAGCGACGACGACGACGCCGAGCTCGCCGCCTTCCTAGGGGCGGCCGTCGTCGAGCTCGACGGATATCACGGGATCCTCGGCCGGTGCATCATGGCGCAGACGTGGCGCCAAGGCTTCTCGCGCTGGGCCCGGGAGCTCTTGCTCCCGTTCCCCGACGTCTCTTCGGCGACGGTGGCTTACTATGACGAGGCCGGCGCGAAACAGACGGTCGACGGCTCGAGCTTCACGATCGAGCGTCTCGACGTCGGCGACGTCGTGCGGTTTGCGGACGGATTCGCCTTCCCGACGCTCGAGACGGCGCGGCGCTTCCCCGTCGAGATCGAGGTCACGGCCGGCGCGGATAAGCCGTCGGAGGTTAGCGAGGTAATCAGGCTCGCCGTGCGCGGCCTCGCGGTGCACTGGTTCGACGGGCGCGACGGCTACCCGCCGCAAGTTGCCCTCGCCGAAAAGCTCCGTTGGGTGACGCCGTGAAGAGCGCCGATCGCAAGTATCGCGCGACGCTCTACGCGCCGAAGAGCGGCCGCGACAACGCGGGTCGCGCCGTGACGGGGTGGGAGAAGCGGTTTTCGGAGAGGGTCGCCGTGCGGTTTCTCCGTGGCGGTGAGGAGGTGCAGGCGGCTCGTCTCCGGGGCGAGCAACCCGTCGTCGCGACGGTGCGCCTCACGCCGACGACGCTCGCGATCGGGGCGAGCTGGCGCATGGATATCGAGACGGTCGGAACCTTCAACGTGCGCGCCGTGGTGCCGACGGATGATCGTCGCAACCTCGAGATAACGGCGCAAATGGGGGTGGAGGTATGAGCCTCGATCTCGCGATTCAGAAGGCCCTGAAGGCGCGCCTAGAGGTGATCACGCTTGCGGCGGTCGGCGGCTCCCTCCCCGTGCTAGACGGGCCCGGGCCGGGCGACGAGCTCCCCTATATCGAGCTCGGCTCCTCGCAAATGATCCCCGACGACGCCGAGTGTGTCGCCGGCGAGACTCACATCCAGACGATTCACGTCTGGATCAACAGCGATCGGAGCCTCGGAACGTGTCGCGCCGTGGTGGGGCAGCTCTACCGGAACCTACATAACGGCGACATGGCGCTCGAGGCCGGCGATCTCGTGATGATGCGGGTCGAGACGACGCGAGTCATGCGTGACCGTGACGGGATCACCGCGCACGGCGTTATCAGTCTCGAGGTGTGGGCCGAGGACGTCTAGTCGCAGTAGTCGGGGCCGAGCGTCTCGCAGATCACGCGCTCGGTTTCGGTGGGCTGGGCAATCCATTCGGTCGCGAAGGGGCCGAAGACGATGGCGGCGACGATGGCGGCGGCGGATAGCGCGATGGTGAGTTTCATGGCGTCAGGTGTGTCCGATGGGGGTGAAATGGTCAAGGGCGTGTCTCGATTTCAACGCAAGATGAAAGCGATCCCCGACAGTGTGCGGGAGGAGGTGACGCGCACGATCGAGGGCGCCGCGAACGATCTCGTTGCCGACATGCGTACACTCAACCCGCTCCCCAATGAAATTGAGATAAATTGGACATGGGGCGACGCGCCGAAGGGCGCCGTCACGCTCGGCCGCGTCGGTCGGAATCGTTACGACAAGATAGCGGCGACGATCTATGCCCGAGGCGACACATTTGCGGCGCATTGGTTTGAGTTCGGCACGGCGCCTCGTTTCCAAGCGACCACGGGCCGCGCTACAGGTCGAATAGAGGAATCGCCGTTCTTTTTCCCCGCCTACCGGGGGAACCGGCGGCGGCTCCGCGCCAGAATAACGCGAGCCGTGGCGCGCGGCTTTCGGAAGGTCAAATAATTTTCTCACGCGAAACCCGCCCCCGCCGGCTTAGCCGGCTTCCCCGCATCTAGGAGGGCCGGATTGCGATGATGAATCGCTCCCGATGTATGTCGAGCGCCAAGTGCGCTCGCAGGAGGTCACGGTTTCCGGCTCCGGCGTTTGGGCGCTGAGCTCGGCCGCGAACATGATGGACTGGTGGCGCTCCGGCGCGACGAAGAATGTCAGGATCCGCAACGCCAAGGTGGAAGCCGGCGGATCGGCGGGTGATCCCGAGCTCGAGGCCGGGCCGGCGCTCCTGACGTCGCTCAACAACAGCCGCACGAAGGGCCAGAAGGTCACGGCCGATATCTCGATCGAGTTCGACGGCGTTCCGTCTCTGACGACGAAGACGTGATGGCGGATCGGGAGCTGATCGTCTGGCGCGGTGGGGCCCATCGGTTTCGGCTGGGTCTAGGCGAGCTGCGCCGGCTGCAACGCAACTGCAACGCGGGGCCGGAACAGGTCTTCAACCGGCTCCGCGGCGGCGCGTGGATGATCGACGATCTGATCGAGCCGATCCGGCTCGGCCTGATCGGATCCGGCGAAATGACGGAGAGCGAGGCGGGCCCGGAGGTCACGAAGATCCTCGAGCAATATCCGCCGGTGGAGCTGAAGCTCACGGCCGCCGAGATTCTGGCGCGGGCGATCTTCGGGCATCCTGAAGACGAGGGGGACGAAGACGAGGGCCCTTTAGCCGGGGCCGAGGCGGGGACGGAGAGCCCGGGCGATGGAATTTCGCCCGGCTCTACGGAAACGGGGCCGTCCTAGGCTTCACGCCTCGCCAGATCGACGAGCTGACGCTCTGGGAATTTGTCGCGTGCCTTGACGGCTACCGGGAGGCGAACGGCGTGGAAGACGAGAGCGGTGGCGGGGGCGATATCGAGGAATATCGGCTCCGCGAGCTGGGGATCGAGGGCTTTTAATGGCGGAGCAGGGCGACGATCTTCTCGTCGAGGTGGGGCTCACCGAAAAGCGATATCTGCAATCGCTCGCCCGTCTCGAGGCTCAGACGGTCAGGACAGCGAAAACGGCGGAAAACCGCTTCGCCCGAGCCAACCGCTCGACGGAGCGCGGCTTTACGCGCGTCGGCAAGGCGGCGCAAGGCTCCTCTCAGGGCTTGCGCATGGCGGCGATGCAGTTGAATCAGGTGGCGCAACAGGGCGCCGTGACGGGCAACTATCTGCAAGCTCTGTCAATTCAGCTCCCCGATCTCTTGCTCGGATTCGGCGCGTTCGGGGCGATCATCGGCGGCGCCGCGGCCGCATTGATCCCATTCGCGAGCGGCCTTCTCAGCGCGAGCGACGCGACAGAGGATCTCGTCGCGGAGATCCTTGGCGACGGTCAATCGCTTTCGAGCGTGCGGGGGATCATCGCCGAGCTTCGGGATCTGCAAGACGAATACACCGACGCGATCGCCTTGTCGTCGACGGCGAGCGGCGACACGGCCGCGGCCGTCGCGGCGAACAGCAAGCGCGAATATCAAGCCCGGATGCAGGTGCTCGCCGTCGAGATCGAGCTCCTGAAGACGCGCCGGCAAGGCAAGCTCGCCGAGGCCGAGGGCATCGCTCAGTCGGTGGAGCAAGCGCGGCAGAAGGCGCTTGACGACGTGCGCCGCGCCGGCACGGGCACGCGGCTTGCGAACGGATCGAATCCGCTCGATCCGTCGATCCAGCCCTACGTCTACGGCGGGCCGCGCGGCGTCTCCGATATCTTCACGGAAAGCGAGCTCGAGAAGGTCGCGGAGCGCGGCGCCGAGCGGATGCGCGAATATAACGAAGAGACTCGCGAGGCGCGCCTCGCCCTGCGACGGCTCAACGCCGAGGCCACGCTCCTAGAAGTCGGGATCTCGGAAGGCGAGCGCGCCGTTTCGGGGGAGTTCGCCGACGGCGTGGGCGGCGGGCAGAGCCGGCGCGACTATGAGCGCGAGAGGTCTGAGGTGGGCGACAAGCCCTCGGGCTCGGCCGGCTCGGGCCGATCGGAGCGGCAAAAGGAGCTCAATCGGCTCTTGAAGGAAGGCGAGAAGCTCACAAACCGCCTTATGAGCGCCTCGGAGCGGTACGCGGCCGAGCAAGGGCGGCTCAACCGACTCTTGAAGACGGGCGCGATTGATCAGGAGACATATCAACGCGCGATGCTCGAGCTCGAGCGCGAGTTCGAGTCGGTGGGCGCGACGATCGCCGAGGTGGGGCAGGCGTCGGCTTCCGCGATCGACCAGCTTTTCGACGCGGCGCTCGACGGCGCAGACAACGCCACGGAAGCCCTGCGCAACTTTAGTAAGGAGCTCGTGAAGATCGGCACATACCGGATTCTCGCGAGCAAATTCCCGGGCACCTTCGGGGCTGACGGCACGATCCCTCTCGTGTCGAACGCTCTCGGCAACGCCTTCGCCCGGGGGCGGGTGACGGCGTTCGCGCGGGGCGGCGTGGTGAATGGGCCGACGCTCTTCCCGATGGCGAACGGCGCCGGGTTGATGGGCGAGGCGGGGCCCGAGGCGGTGATGCCTCTGAAACGGATCAACGGCCGGCTGGGCGTCGAGGCCGCGGGCGGCGGCGCAAACCTTCAGGTGAATATAATCAATCAGGCGGGCGTCGAGGTGGAGCAGGAGCGCCGCGGCGGGCGGCTTGACGTCTACCTCCGAAAAGCGGTGAGCGAGACGATCGGCGGCGGCGGTGCGGATCGCGCGATGAAATCGCGCTTCGGCCTACGCCCGAATCCGAAAGGAGGGTGATGTGGCGATGTGGCCGAGCGGAGTGCCGTTTTTCGTCGTCGAGGCGGAGCAGACGGGCCCGACGAATAACGTGATCAGGACGACGGTAGACGTCGGGCCAGCCCAGCGCCGACGCCGCTCGACGGCGGCCGTGCGGCGCGTCACGGCGCGCACGCCTTTTCTCACGAAGGCGCAATCGACGACATTCGAGACGTTCTTCCGTGACACGATCGCCGACGGCGCACTCAGCTTCACGGCGACGGATCCGCTCGACTGCACGGCGAAAACTTGGGCTTTCGTGGGCTCGTATCGAAAGCGCCGGGTCGGCGCCGCTTTCGTCTACACCGCCGAGCTCGAGGTGCTCCCATGACGCGCAGCCTGTCGCCGACGATGCTCGGCGCGATCCATGCGAGCGCCTCCGGCGAGGTGCTCGTGCCGCTTCTGAAGCTGTCGAATAGCGGCTGGGCCGCGCCGCTCCGCCTGACGCCAAACTTGGAAGCGATCACGCACGACGGCGAGAATTATCAGCCGTGGGCCTTCCTTGTGCAGCGCCCCGACGACGACGATGATGCCGGCGCCATCCTGCGATGGCGCGCCGACAACGTGGCGCCCGATCTGATCACGGAGCTTCGGCAGACGGCAGGGCCGATAACCGCCCGGATCGTGTGGGTGCTCGCTTCCCAGCCCGACACGATCGAGCAAGGCCCGATCACAACGACACTCCGGGCGGCGGAATACGACACGACGGAGATCTCGGGCGCAATGCAGGGGAGCCCGATTTACGAAGAGGAGTTCCTCTCGATCCAAATGACGCCGGCGAATTATCCGGGGATCTTCCCGTGAGCCTGCCGGCATGGGTCGGCGATTGGGTGGGGCTTCCGTATGAGGATCTTGGGCGCGGCCCTGTCACCTTCGATTGCCTCGGCCTCTTCCTCGCATTGCAGCGCGAGATTATGGGGCGCGTGATCGAAGATCCGAATTGCACGATCGGGGAGGCGGTGCGCCGGCGAGTGGTCGACGAGAAGCGCGACGAGTGGCAATGTGTCGACAAGGCAGAGATCGGCGACGCTGTTCTCTTCCGGGTCGGCGGCCGCGTCCTTCATGTCGGTTTCGCCCTCACAGATTTCGACATGCTTCACACAGACAAGGATATCGGCCGCTCGACGGTGGACCGCTTCCGCGGTGCAGTCTGGGGGCCGCGGTGCGAGGGGGTCTTCCGATATGCCGCGCGATGAGGTGCTCGAGGGCGAGGTTATAGATCGCGACGTCGATATCGTCGCCCAGACTCACCCGCTCTGCACCCGGGACGCCTTCCGCGTGACGGGCGAGGGTGCGCGCGTGTCCGAGATCGTCGCGGGCCTATACGAAGACGGCACGCTGGACTCGCGATGGGGCGTGCCGACGGTGCAGCTTGTGCGCGGCGGCGAGCGGGTCGTCGTGCCGTGCTCTCTCTGGCGTTCGGTCCGCCCGAGGGCGGGCACCCGTGTCGAGGTGAGCTTCCCGGTTGAGGGGCCGGCGCTGGGCGCGGTGGCGGCCGCCCTTGTGCCCGCGGCTGCGGAATGGCTCGCCGGAACGGCCGTTTTCGCGCCGCTCGTCTCGGCCGTCGGCTCTCAGGTCGTGATCGCCGGGATCTCGATCGTCGCCGGGCTCGCGATCAACGCTCTGATCCCTCCGCCGGAGCAACCGCGGCTCAATTCGCCGGAGCGTGTCGAGTCGTTCGCGATCGGGGGCGTGAGAAACGAGCTCTTGAAATATGGGCGCGTGCCGAAGACGCTCGGCCGGCATCGCAGCTACCCCGTTAGGACGGCGAAGGGCTACACGGAGACGGCCGGCGACGATCTGATCTTTTACCGCGGGCGGATGGCGCTGAGCGTCGGAAAGGTCGCCCTCGAGGATCTTCGGATCGGCGACACGCGGATCGACAATTTCGACGACGTAGAGCTCGAATTTATCGGAGTCGACGAGACGGAGACGCTGAGCCTGTCGCCCGAGCTCGCGGCAATCTCGACATTCCGCCCGGCTGGCGATTGGTCGCGAATCTACTCGCAAGACGTCGACGAGCAATCGCTTAACGTGAAGATCGACGACGGCGCCGGGCCGAGTTCGGCCGGCTTCGCCTTTGTCCGCACCACGGCGAGCAACACGCTCGAGGCGAGCGTCGACGTGACTTTCCCTGAAGGGCTCGGGAAGCTCTCCAACGACGGCGACGTCTGGCGGATGGTCGCGCGGGTGCAGTACGAATTTCGCGCCTCCGGCTCGGCGGATCCGTGGACGGATGCCGGCGAAGAAGAATATATCGCCGGAACGATCAACCTGCGACGCTTCACGAAGCGGCTCGAGTTCCCGTCGGCAGGGTCTTGGGATATCCGCGTGCAGGTCACGTATATCAACGACACGCCCGACAGCGACGTCGCTCGCTTTCTCCGCGATGCTTACTGGACGTCTCTGAGGTCGTTTCAGAACACCGCCCCGGCGACGCTCGACAAGGTGCCCGAGATCGCCTTCCGGGTGCGCGCGAGCGAGCAGCTCAACGGCGTGGTGGATCGGCTCAACGTGATCGTGCACCAAATGGCGCGAGTGTGGACCGGCTCGGCCTATGAGGTGCAGCGGACGCGGCACCCGGCATGGATCTATCTCGACGGGCTCACCGGCGATCACCTCGCGCACCCGCTCCCCGACGAGGAGATCGACACGGCGGCCCTGATCGCGTGGGCCGCGGAAGAGCCGCATTGGACGTGCGATTATGTCGTGCGAGGGCAACGCCGCGTCGGAGAGATCCTCGATATCGTCGCCGCGTGCGGCCGAGCAAAGCGCGGCCTCGTGGACTTTAAGCACACGGTTATCCGCGACAACGGCGCCGAGACGGTGCCGCGCGCCGTGCTCACGCCGCGGGAGACGTCCGACTTTCGGGCTGAGATCGTGTTCCCGAAAGAGGTGCACGCCTTCCGGGTGCGGGTGCGCAGCGAAGATGCCGATTGGCAGGAGATCGAGCTCCTAGTCTATAATGACGGATACGACGAGACGAACGCGACAGAGTTCGAAACGCTCGAGCTTCCGGGCACGGTGATCGCCGCGGGTGACGCCGACGAGGGCAACGCATGGCGGCTCGCGCGCTATTGGCTTGCCGCCGCCGAGCTCCGCCGGGAGCGATTCCGCTTCCGGGTCGGCTGGCAGAATTTCCGCAACACGCGCGGCGATCTCGTGAGGCTCGTTCACGACGTCCCGCTCGTCGGCAAGGGCTTCGGCCGCGTGACGGCCGTCGATCAGACGGCGCAGACGATCACGCTCGACGCCGATCTCGGCCTCTCGACGTCGCACCGGCTCACGGTGCGCGAGGCGAATGGCGATATCGCCACGCTCACGGCAACAGGATCGGGCAAGGTGTGGACCGTCACGGCCGGCGACATGAGCGGGGTCGAGGAGGACAACCTCGCCACAGTCGAGGAGACGACGACGGAGAGCCTGAATCTCCTGATCACCTCGATCCTGCCCGACGAGAACGACGACGCGCTCGTCGAGGGCGTGCTCGCCGCGCCGGCGGTGCTTCAGGCGGATCAGGGCACGATCCCGTCCTTCTCGCCGGTGATCACCGCGCCGGAGAATTATGAGACGCTCGGGCCAGAGAAGCCCGTCGTCCGAGATCTGATCTCGGGTCGGACGGCGACGGTCACGGATCCGAAGAGCGGGATCGTCTACCCGCGCGCCCTCGTGACGCTCGAGCCGCGCGTCGCTCGGGGTGTCTCCGGCGAATATCTGCAAATCCGGTGGCGCCGCACGATCGACTCGCAGGGCTCGGCGCTCACCGGCGAATGGAGCGCGGGCCCGCTGGGCCCTGTCGGGCAATCGTGGGCGCACACGGAAAGGCTCGCCGAGGGCGTGACATACGCCGTCGAGGTGCGCGCCGTAGACGGCGCCGGGCGTTCGCGGGGGTGGGTGCCGGCAGGCGCGGTGCTCGCCACGATCGACGCGACGCCGGCCGACGTGACGGGCTTCACGAAGGCGGCGAGCTCGCGAGGGGTGCGGCTCGCGTGGGATCGGATCCAGACGCCGGAGCAAGATATCCGGGGATATGCGATCAAGTTTTCGTCGAACACCGCCGACGGGTGGGGCGATATCGCGGATCTTTCGGCTTTCGTCGATCGCGGGAGCTCGAGCCTCGACGTGCCTGCACAGGCGGGCGTCTATCTGATCAAGGCGCAGGACCACGCGGGGCAGGAATCGGCGACGGCCGCGAGCGTCACGGTCACGGCCGCGGATATCGGCCTGACGTCTGACGATCTCGAGGCCGGGCTCTTGGCGTCAATCCAGACGGTGCGGCTTTCGCTGGATGATCAGCAGTTCACCTACGACTCGTCGGGTGGCGCCCCGTCGCCCAGCTCGACGACAGCCTCGGCCGCGGCTTCAGCCGTTTCCAGCCCTCACTTCGAGTTTCTCGTCGACGGCGTGAGCGTGCAGAACAGCACCTCAGCGACCTATACCTACACGCCGCGGGCGAGCGTCGACGATATGCCCGACAAGATCGAGGTGAAGGTGCGCGACGGCTCGACGACGGGCACGGTGCTCGCGAGCGACGTCGTGACGGCAATCGGGCTTCAGCCGGCCGGATCCGGCGGGAGCGCCCCCGCCGGCAGTCTGAGCAACGAGACGACCGACGTGCCCGCTGACAGCTCGGGAAACGTGCTCAGCTACGCCGGCACCGGGACGCTCGTCGAGGTCTTCATCGGGATTGAGCGCCAGACTTTCGACGGCTCGGGCACGACGGCCGGAAAATATGACGTCGCTGTCTCCGTCGAGGCGGGCACCTACTCGCCCGACACTACGGGATCGGTGTCGGGCAGCGATGCGCTCTTCGGCAATGGCTCCGGCCTCACGACGGAGAGCGCGGTCGTGCGCTACACGATCAGCGGGCAGGACAGTAACGGAGTCGCCTACTCCATCACGCTCGATCAGACGCTCACGAAGCGGAAGGCGGGCGCGGACGGGATGAGCGTGCACACGTTCAACGTCTTCCGCCGGGCCGCCTCCGCGCCCGCGACGCCGAGCGGCGGCTCGTGGAGCTTCACGACGAACAGCGGGACGGCGCCGAGCGGGTGGAACGTCGAGCCGCCCGCGGGCAGCGATCCGCTCTACGTCTCGCAGGCCACGGCGAGCGTGCAGGGCGCCACGGGCACCGACTCCTCGCTCTCGTGGAGCACGCCGGCGAAATTCGTGGAGGACGGAGATCCGGGCGCCGACGGGCTGAGCGTGCACACGCTCAACGTCTACCGCCGCAACACGACGCAGCCGGCGACGCCGGGCGGCGGGGCATGGGATTTCTCGACGAATACCGGGACTCCGCCGACGGGGTGGTCGTTCACGATGCCGGCCGGCTCGGATCCGGTTTGGGTGTCGCAGGCGACGGCCGCGGTCGTCGGGCAGAGCGGCACCGACACGACGCTTTCATGGAGCTCGCCGGCGAAGGTCGTCGAGAACGGCGTCGACGGCTCCCCCGGATTGAGCGTCGCGCAAATCACGGTCTACAAGAGGAGCTCCTCGGCGCCGCCGACGCCGAACGGCGGGAGCTTTGATTTTGACACGAAATCGGTCACGCCGCCGAGCGGGTGGTCTGCCGTGCCGCCCTCGGGCGACGATCCGCTTTATTCCTCGATCGCCACGGCGAGCGTGCAGGGCACCACGGGCACCGACTCCTCGCTGACGTGGAGCTCGCCAGACGTGTTTACGACGGCCGGGAAAAGCACTTATCAGGCGTCGATCTACCGCCGGGCGGCTTCTCAGCCGGCGACGCCGAGCGGCGGCACGTTCGATTTCGGCGCGAACGACTTCACAAGCCTGCCGAGCGGGTGGTCGAAAGGCGTGCCCGCGGACGACGGGAATCCGATCTGGCAGGCGCGTTATCTCTTCGCGATCTCCGGCGACACGAGCTCGCAGACGGCGGGCGCGTGGAGCACGCCGGAGAAGATCGCGGAGGATGGCGCGCAAGGGCCCGACGGGATCTCGACATTCATGGTCACGGTCTACAAGCGATCGGCCTCGGCGCCGGCGACGCCGAGCGGCGGCTCGTATGATTTCGGAACGCAGGGGATATCGCCGCCGACGGGGTGGTCTGAGGACGTGCCGACGGGCGACGATCCGCTCTACTCCTCGCAGGCGCTTGCGAGCGTGCAGGGCACCACTGGCACCGACTCCTCGCTGACATGGGGCTCGCCGCGCAAGGTCGCGGAGAGCGGCGTCTCGACGACCGTCGTGAGGGTCTACAAGCGTTCGGCCTCCGCGCCCGCGACGCCGAGCGGCGGCGACTGGGATTTCGGCGCAAATAGCGGCACGGCGCCGACCGGGTGGAGCCTCGAGCCGCCGACCGGCACGGTCACTCTCTGGACGTCTCAGGCGACGGCATCGGTTGTCGGCGCCACGGCGACCGACTCCTCGCTCTCTTGGAGCTCGCCCGTTAAGCTCGTCGAGGACGGGGCGAAGGGCGACACGGGCGACTCCGTCTACACGGGTCGCGTTTGGTTCCAGACGCTACAGTCTGGCGCGCCGTCGACGCCTTCCGCCTCGAGCTATGATCCCGCAACGGACACCTTCTCTGGCCTCTCGTCAGGGTGGGAGACGACGCAACCGCCGATCGACGCGACGGATACCTCAGTGAAGGAATGGAGCTCGGCCTACACTGTCGAGATCGACGGCGTGACGTCGGCTCAGACGATCACTTTCTCGGCGCCGGTGGGGGCGATCCAGATCAACAGCCTGATCGCGAGCGTCGATTATGACGGATCCGGCGACGGTACGACGCTCGGGACTCAGGGCTGGGCGATCAACCTAGATGGATTCGCCGAGTTCGACGCGGCCGTGATCCGAGGCAAGCTCACGGTCGGGCAGATCGAGATCGACACGGATCGTTTCGGCGACGACGGCTCGGGGGCGATCACGATCGTAAGTGGCGGAGTCGTCACGGATCTTTTGGGGGATAAGGCGGTGACAGCGGAAAAGCTAGGGGAGCTTGTGCTCTCGTCGTCAGGCCGAAGCGGGGTGATCACGGGCTCGACGTCGGAGCAAATCTATTGGGGCTCGCACGGACTCAGCGTCGGCGATCGCGTCGTCTTCGCCGATTTCAACCTCCCGTGCGGGATCGAGGAGGGACGGCCGTACTACGTGAAATCGGTCGTCAATTCGAATTACATCACGATCTCCGAAACGAGCGGAGGGTCGACGCTGAACATCACCGCCAACGCAGGGGGCTTCGGATCCCGGGTTACGGGCGTGCAAATCAATACCCCTTATTTCCCCGATCAAATTGCAGTCTTTCAAGACTCGTCTACAAAATACGCGCTCGAGGTGGAAAACGCGCAATCCGGCGCGGCGTTCTTCCGTAGTGATAACGGATATACGGTGCAGATTGTCCAGAACGCCGCGGCGAGCGGAAACGCGGCGCTCGACGCTCAGAACAACGACGGGGCCGGCGGGCATCTTCAGGTCGGGCTTTCAACGTCCGATGGCGGATATGCGGCTTATGCCGTGGATGGGGATTACTACGTGAACACCGGCGGCGCCTATCTGCCCTTCACCGGACGTCACGAGCTCCTCGTCGCGAAGGGATTGCAGGTCGAGCCGGGCGATATCGTCTGCGACGGGGCCCTCGTCGCGCGGAGCTTGTCCGACGCGATCACGGAGCTCGAGTTCCCCGCACACATGAGCGATCAATCGGTCGTCGGCGTTTATGTCGGTCGGAAGCCGTTTAGCTACGTGCCCGCTGCGCTCCGCGACGGGAAGATCGAGGGGGCGCGATCAATCGAGGATCTGATCGCCGGTTTCGATATCGCTTTCGTGAACGCCGTCGGCGAGGGCGCGGTGTCGGTTTGCGGGCACGGCGGCGACATTCAAGCCGGCGACCTAGTTGTCACGAGCCCGATTCCGGGCAAAGGAATGAGGCAGGGCGACAATATCGTAAGGGCTTACACGGTGGCAAAAGCTCGTGAGGCCGTTTCTTTTGCCTCGAAAAGCGAGGTGAAGACAATCGCTTGCACATATCTTTGCGGGTGAGGGGATCCCCGCGTGATCGCAGCCAAGAGAGGGGCCCATGTCCAGCTTTTCCGACTATCTTGAAGACAAGGTGCTCGACGACAATTTCGTCACGCCGACCGTTCACCTCGCGCTTTTCACGGCTGCGCCGAGCGACGCCGGCGGCGGCACTGAGGTTTCGGGCGCGGGCTATTCGCGTCAAGCGATCCCCTTCGGCGCGGCGTCGGGCGGAGCGATCAGCAATACCGCCGAGGTGAGCTTCACGGCATCGGGCGGCAACTTCGGCACGGTCACGGCCGTCGGCATCTTCGACGCCGCGACTGGCGGCAACCTTCTGGCGTGGGACGCGATCACGAGCGCCGTCGTCATTTTCGCGCGGTTGACGAGCTTCACCATGCCCCCCGGCCTCCGGCTCTCAGATCAGTCGAGCGTCACGTCGATATCGCCCGTGGCGAA